GTCATATGAATATTCCAGTTGTATACGGTGATTTACAAGGCACGGCCACTCAGGCAATGATATCAAACCAAGCTGGCCTTCATCCTTCGTCTGGCGCACACGCTGGTTCAGGATATGGTTATTCAGCCGCAACAGATACAACTGCTGACATTCCGCCAAATACTACAAAGGGACCAAAGAAATGGCCAACAGACGCTGCGAGCGATTATGGGCCAAGTGGATTAGATAATTTAAAGCCATTACCAACCGCAACTACTTCTTCTATATTCTTAGATAAATCTGCGTATATGGTACAATCAGTTTTTGTAGATGAAGATGATGGAATCTATAATTATATGGATAAAACCGTTACAACAGCAGGAGTTACAGAGAAACCTCTCACTACAGCTGAAATAAGAATTAAAATGCGTAATCCAGCAAATAAAAATAATTTATCGTTTACTCAAGAGCAAATCGCGGCTGGGGTATTGTCTTCTTCATATACTGAAAAAGTTCCTCCACATATAGATCGTATAGTCGGAAAGAAAACTCAATCTAGAATGGGAGGGCAAGTCATCGGTGCGGTTGATCCTACCACCATAATTTCTAGATATAAAGCGAGCGATACATCTAAAAAACAAATTAAATTTATTGTACCTGAAGCACAATATAATCCAAACCATATTAAAACTATTAAAATGGGAACTCTTCTTTCAGCTGGCGTACCAATCGCAAAATTCTTTCCAAATTCTGAAACAATGAATCATATGAGTCAGATTGAAAGACATAGAGTAGCAAGGAATTTAGTTGGTAGTGTTAAGCTATTAAAATTAGTAAAAGCTCCTAAATTTATGGATGGATTTAATGTAAAAATAGTTGAGGGTGTCCAAAAATTAGGGCCAAGTGACAAATCCGCCCCAGAAGACTCTATTACAAAATTATCAAGTACTGGTAGGGTAGTTGCATTTGAAGTTAGAAATGGTAGAACTGGTGAGCTGTCTCCTGATGTAACTTTTGACTTAGCTAGTTATTTAAAAGACAATGCAGAATTTGATAAATTAATATTATCTTACGATACATATGAAGTAGATGAATTATCAAATGGAGAAAAAATATTATATTGTTCAATTATAGTTACTATGCCAGAAATACCACAGAATTATAAAATTACATTTAAACAAGAGCTAGAAACTATTTTTAATGATGAGTTGCAATCAGCTAAAGATTTAATTGAAATAACTTTAAGTGAAACAGGAGCAATTGAATTAGAAGATATAACAGCTCCAGCTATTACTGAGGAAGGGTTAAAGAAAATTAAAACTAAAAGCGGGTTTTATGCCATGGTATCAGCTGTAGTATGGGATAATCTTCAAGGATTTATTAACAAACTTGAAGGGCCAGAATATAATTATACAATTAAAACATTAGAAGGATATTCTACAACTACGCAGAGATATTCAAATCTTCCTGATGAATACAAAGGAGAGGATTTATGGACTTCTAATGCGTCTGGTTTAGGTATAAACATTAATGCTTCTCAGAATTTAAAGGGTACTACTCTTGTTCATGATTTTCCAGACGCCATTGCAGAAATTGCTAGATCTTTTGGATTGGGTTGGGGAGGAGATTTTAACATTTATAAAGATGCAAGTCTATTTACAATGAGAGATGAAGAAGGCGGATCGATTCCAGCTCCTCGATCAAACGAAATATATAAAACAGCTGAAACAAAAGCTGAAATAGTTAAAGAAAAAGAAACTCCAAAAGTTGTTAAGGAACCAGAACCGAAGAAAGCCGGGACAAAAACAAAACTACCGAATGGCACATATGGAAGCATTGACGAATTAACTGCAGCAGCAAAAGCTGGAAAACATGCTCCAGGAAGTACTCTAATATTCCATGATGTTGAAGGCGAAAAGGAATTCTTTAAACAAGTCGGATATAATGAACGTGACTTCCATGGTCCTATTAAATATAGAGTTTATGTAAGCAGAGCAATTTCAGCTGATCGACCAATGTATATGGCTATTAGAGTGGGGCTAGAGGATTCTATAGTGCCGGCATCGCAAGGCCGAGGAAGCCTTAATTGGAGTTTAAAATAACAAATAATTAACAAATAAATGTATAAATAGAATAAACAATAGAAGATAGAATAAAATGGTAACAAGAGCATTCTCAACAGAAGATGGAAATCTTTCAACTGCAGGTATTATCACTTCTGGTATTCGAGAGAGTAAAGACATTAATCTATTGTTTAACTTAAAAACTAATGGTGATATTTTTAAAAAAACAGAAGCAGCTGCAGTTAAACAGGCTGTAAAAAATTTATTAATGACTAACAAATTTGAAAAACCTTTTCAGCACTCTTTTGGTGCTGATCTGACTGGATTGCTTTTTGAATTAGCTGATGATTTGTTAGAAGATGATATTAACCAAGAAGTCGCAATGGCAGTAAAAAACTGGGAACCGAGAGCAAAAATATTAAATGTTCAATCTACGATTCGACCCGATTTAAATAACATTTTTTGTAGAATAGAGTTTTTAGTATTATCTACAGGAACAATAGAAGTTATAGAAACTTCAGTAGCAAGGTTAAGATAAATGGCAACAAATATTACATCAACCCAACTTGATTTTGAAAATATAAAAAGTGCTCTTAAGACATTTTTTAAAGAAAAATCAGAGTTTACTGACTATGACTTTGAAGCTTCTGGTTTAAGTAACATACTAGATGTGTTAGCATATAACACGCATTATAACGGTCTTATTGCTAATTTTGCGTTAAACGAATCATTTTTAAATACTGCTCAATTAAGACCTTCTGTAGTATCTCATGCTGAAATGCTAGGTCTAGATATTGCTTCTAAAACATCTTCAAGAGTAGCTTTAAAAGCTACGGTTAATACTGGATTAGTAGCTAACCGTCCTACATCTATTCTTCTTCCACCTGGATTTACATTTAGTACTACTATTGATGGGAATTCGTATGAATTTCATACTAGACAAAGATACACTGGTGTAGAATCTAACGGAGTTTATACTTTTAATTCATCTACTGGTGCGTCTGAAATTATTGCCTATGAAGGTAAAGTTACTAATAAGACATTTATAGTAGGAGCAACTACAGATAGACAAGTATATGTTATTCCAGATAAAAATATCGACGTTAAAACCGCTAGTGTAACAGTATATAATTCTACAACATCTGCATCTTATGAAACTTATACTGAATTAGATAGAGCTGTTACAGTCGATTCTACTTCAACGTATTATACGATAAGAGAAACGCCAAATGGTTTTTATGAAATTAATTTTGGCGATGGAGTAACTTTTGGCAAATCACCGACAGCTGGTAATAAGATTGTTGTGAGCTATTTAAGTACAGCAGGCGAAGCTGGTAATGGAGGAATTGCATTTACCGCAAATAATCAAATATCTATATTAGGCACAAGCTATCCAGTAAATGTAATACCACTTTCAAAATCAATTAGTGGATCTAATTTACAATCTATTGACACTATAAAGCAGTTGGCACCTGTTGCTTTTAGTACACAACAAAGACTTGTTACTGCTTTAGATTACGAATCAATGATTAAAGCTAATTTCCCAGCTATTCAATCAGTTGCAGCCTGGGGAAGTCAAGATAATATTCCAGTTGATTATGGTTGTGTATATATCAGCTTAGATTATGGATCTGGTGTAACTGAAGAAGAAAAAATAAATATAAAGTCGAATATAGTTAATATATACACCAACAATCTTGCCATTATGGCTATAAGTACAAAATTTGTAGAGCCAGTTTCTCTTGATTTTTTAATCGATGCAAATATTCAATGGGACCCTAATCTTACTGGATTAAAGTCAGGTAATATCGAAGCTAGAACAAAAAATCTTATTAAAACACATTTTGATACACTATTAGCTGGATTTGGTAAAACTTTTAGAAGATCATCATTGTTAACAAAGATCGATGCTTATGACCCATCTGTTCTTTCTTCTAGTATGAATGTTAAACTTCAAATAAGCTTTCAGCCAACACTCAATTTAGAAGATTCGTATAAATTATATTTTCCGGTGCGACTGGAAAATCCATCTGAGGATAGATATAGTATTGAATCAAGCACATTTACGTATGGTGATAATAACATTATTGCGAGAATAAGAAATCAACTAGGTACTACTGTACTTCAAATTGTTGATGCAAATAGTTCGGTAATAGTAGATACTTTAGGAACATATTTTCCGCAAAGCGGTTTAGTCCAGTTAAACGGATTTGCACCAAGAGCCATTATAGATGGATCAGGTTCTGTCAAAATTAAAGCTATTCCTCAAGATCAAACAGTAATTAAACCTCTTAGAAATTACGTATTAAGTGTATCTGAAAATAATCTAACAGTTGGTGTTAATATCGATTATCAAGATACTAATATAGTGTTAGGTTACTAAGAGAATGGTAAAAGGTTTAGAGCATACATTAAGAGATTTTAATCGATTACCGATAGAGATGCATAAGAGCTCAGTTAAAGAAGTTCTGCCTCAATATTTTGTTGATGAATATCCAAGTATCATATTATTTTTAGAATACTACTACGAATTTTTAGATGCTAAAAGTTTTGGATCTTTAGTAAAAGATGTTTATACGTGTAGAGATGTTGAAGATAATTCTTTAGAACAGTTAGATTTAATGTTAAATGAATTTGCATTA